TGAATCAGGCTGGCATGTAAATCTCCGCATTATGGGTGATGCAAGAAGAGCAGATGCTGAAGCGCTTGATGAAACATATGGGGTCAGTCCCACTACACCAAGTAGAGTGTGGGCATGATAAAATAAAAGGGGACCAGCAATAAGCCAGTCCCCTTTTTTAATTATATTGAATTATTATTACTTGTTCTTCCAGATCATCCAGAGAACCCAAACCGCAAGCAGTCCTACAAGACCACTCGAACCAAGGGAATCTACCACACCTGTGACGTTGCCAATAGCACTTACGCCTTCTGGCATAAATGGAACTGCGCCGAGTCCGAGCAGTTCTGCTACAATAGTGAGGGCAAGAAGGCTTACACCAAGATCAGCAATTTTACCAACCCACTTTTGTACGTTACTTACGATATCCATAATATCCTCCGTTTAAATTTTCATAACCATTTATTTATATCTTTGCTGTTGACAATGTATGCACAGTGATATATAATACTCCATATTATGTTTGAGTGATTAGGAGAGACCTATCATTAAGTTTCATTCAGTCCAGTTTAAGAACTTTTTGTCAACTGGCAATACATTTACTAAAATTGAATTGGATAAAAGTCCTACCACTTTGATTGTGGGTGCTAATGGTGCTGGCAAATCTACTATGTTGGATGCCCTTTCATTTGGTCTTTTTGGGAAGCCTTACAGAAACATCAATAAGCCACAACTCATCAATACTATTAATAGTAAAGATTGTGTAGTCCAGGTAGAGTTCTCCGTCGGACCTAACAGGTTTAAAGTCATTAGGGGTATCAAACCTAATATCTTTGAAATATATAAAAATGAAGAGGTTATAAATGAGGCTTCTCATGCTAAAGAGTTTCAAAAACTTCTTGAGCAAAATATTCTAAAACTCAATCATAAATCATTTCATCAGATTGTAGTTCTCGGTTCTTCGTCCTTCATTCCGTTTATGCAACTTACAGCAGCGCATAGACGTGAAGTGATTGAAGACTTACTGGACATTAATATCTTTTCTAAGATGAATAGTGTATTGAAAGATAATATTGCTAATCTAAAAGACAAGATTCGTGATACCGATCATCAGGTAGATATTATCAGAAATAAGATTGATGTTCAGCGCAAATATATTAATGATATCAAAAATCTTAATGAGGAAAAGATTTATGAAAAACAAACCGAAATCAAGACGCAGGAGAATACAATTGAGCAAATCGATCTTGAAAATGAAGAAATACAAGAAACTCTCCAGACAACGTATGATCAGGTCTCAGAGCGATTAACTGAAGCTGGTAACGCATTTCAAAATGCCCGTATAGAAAAATCTAACCTTCAATCGGAGATGAAGAAACTTGTTAAAGAAGATAAGTTCTTTCAAGACAATGACGTTTGCCCGACTTGTACGCAGGAGATTAACGAGACTATTAAAGAACAGAAGTCTAAAGATATCACAAAAAAAGCGCAGGAAATCCAGAAGACGTTTCAGGCGGTAGAAGAAAAGTTATCTACTGGCAAAGATTTGGTAGATGCACTACAAGAACAGAATAAAAAGGCGCTTGATCTACAAGGTTTGCTGAGAGATAATAACACTAAACTTGATATGTCTCGGCGACTTATTGCTAAGTTAGAAAAAGAGATTACTGAAACTTCTGATAGCAAAGACAATATCAAACAGGCTAGTAAAGACCTTGATGTTTATATTGATGAAAAAGATGATTTGATTACAAGAAAGCTAGAACTAGCAGAAGAGTTTGATTATAGCAATATTATTGCAGATATGTTGAAAGATACTGGTATTAAGACTAAGATTATCAAACAGTATTTGCCTGTAATGAATAAGCTAGTTAATCAATATCTGCAGACACTGGACTTCTTTGTTCATTTTGAATTGAATGAAAGTTTCTCTGAAACTATTCGATCCCGTCACCGTGATAACTTTTCTTATGATTCTTTCAGTGAAGGTGAGAAGCAACGAATTGATCTGGCTTTGCTGTTTACCTGGCGGCAGATTGCTAAGATGAAAAACTCTGTGGCAACTAATCTGCTTATTCTGGATGAGACGTTTGATTCTAGCCTAGATAATGACGGTGTTGAAAATCTGTTCAAGATTATTCATACTCTCGGTGAAGATACCAACGTATTTGTTATCTCACATAAGGGTGAAATTCTAGATGGTAGGTTCCAATCTAAGATGGAGTTCTACAAAGATAAAAACTTTAGTAAAATGCGTTGAGAAAGTTCTTGACAAAGATATTATAATGGTATATATTATATACTGTCTGATAAAGAAGTATGAGAGAAATGATGAAATACAGTGAAGATCGTATCCTAAAAGAGCTAGAAGAGTATATTGCTAAGACCTATGAAGGTCACTACTCTAAGCAAAAATCCCAAGCTACTGAGTTCATCATTGACTCTGGTCACGGGATGGGGTTCTGTCTCGGAAACATTATGAAGTATGCACAGCGTTATGGCAAAAAGAATGGCCGTAATCGTGATGACTTGTTAAAAATCGCCCATTATGCTATGATGGCACTCCATGTTCATGATCTAGATGAGGAAGCATTTGATGTTGAATAATACTATGGAAGTTATTCGTAACTTCGGAACTATTAACCAAAACCTTGTATTTCGTCAAGGTAACGTTCTACGCACTGTAGCAGATGCTAAGAACGTTCTCGCTAAGGCGACTCTTGAAGAAGAGTTTCCACAGGACTTTGGCATCTATGATGTAAATGAGTTTATGAGTGCATTCAATCTGATTGAAGATGGTAATGTATCTTATCAAGATAATCATATGGTCATTGCTAATGGTCAGTCTTCTATTAATTATTTCTATTCTGATATTGAAATGTTGACTAATCCACCTGAGAAAGACTTGGAAATGCCAGGTCCAGAAGTTACATTCAATCTCACTCAAGATATTCTGAGCCAGCTTCGTAAGGCTTCATCCGCTCTTGGTCATAAGAGCTTGATTATTGGAAGCACGGAAGAGGGCGCAGTCACGCTGTCAATTGTTGATCCTAAAAATACAACTTCTAATGTGTACACCATTGAAGTTGATGGTTCGTGGCATAAAGATGCTGAGTCTAACATTCGACTAAGTATCAACATTGATAATCTGAAGCTTCTTCCCGGTGACTACACCGTAGAGGTTTCGTCTAAACTGATCAGTAAATTTACACATACCAGTCAGGATTTGTCTTACTGGATTGCTCTAGAGAAAAACTAAAAGGATATATTATAATGAATGAAGCACAATTTCTAGAACTTGGTGCAAAAGTCTCTCGCTCTTCGATTGCTATTATTGATGCAATCTCTCAGCGTGGTGCATTTAAAGGTGAAGAACTTTCTACTGTTGGACAACTGCGTGATCAGTGTGTACAACTGGTGCAGCAGGTAGAAGAACGCCAACAGGAAATGGATGATGAAGAGGATGATGAATAATGACTGATGAAGATCGTGGCACTTACACCGAATACACTTTGACTATGCGACGATATGAGGACTATGATAACGTAAGTGATGTATGTCATACTTTTCGATCTGATGATGATGACTTGAATGAGATTCTTGAGCATGCATCATACTTTCTTCAAGGTTGCTCCTTTACATATGTCAAGGGGCTGACTGCTGATAAAGAAAGCAGTTAATAAAAATAGGGGGCTTGACAGCCCCCTTTCTTTTCTGTATAATGAGTTCCTAACTTTGTTGAGGAATATTGATGACTGATTTTCTCTGGGTTGAAAAGTATCGCCCACAAACTATTGATGCTTGTATTCTGCCACAATCTCTTAAAGATACGTTTGATCAGATTGTAAAAACTGGTGAAATCCCTAATATGCTATTTACTGGCACTGCTGGTCTTGGTAAGACTACAGTAGCTAAAGCGCTGTGTAATGAACTGAATCTTGACTGGATTCTAATCAACGGTTCTGAAGAAGGCAACATTGATACTCTGCGTAATAAAATCAAACAGTTTGCATCTACCGTATCTCTGACCGGTGGCTATAAAGTTGTCATTCTAGATGAGGCAGATTACCTGAATGCGCAATCGTTTCAGCCAGCCCTTCGTGGATTTATCGAGGAGTTTGCGAACAACTGTCGATTCATTCTGACTTGTAACTTTAAGAATCGTATTATTGAGCCACTACACTCTCGATGCGGTGTATACGAATTTAATACAAATAAGAAGTCTATGGCTGAACTGTCTATGCAGTTTATGAAACGCCTGACTTGGATTTTAGAAAAGGAAAATATTGGCTATGATAAAAAAGTTTTGGCAGAACTTATCATTCGCTTTGCGCCTGATTGGCGAAGAGTTATTAATGAGTGTCAGAGATATTCTCTTGGTGGTACTATTGATTCCGGCATTCTTAGTCTCCTTTCTAACAGTTCTGTTAACGACCTTATCGGGTATCTCAAGGCCAAAGACTTCAAGAAAATGAGATCTTGGGTAAGCAACAATATAGATACTGATACTTCTGGTATTTTCCGGAGTATTTACGATTCAATGACTGACACTATTCAGCCCAATAGCATTCCCCGTGCTGTTCTGATTCTTGCTGACTACCAATACAAGAATGCTTTTGTGGCTGACCATGAATTGAATGTTGTAGCTTGCTTAACAGAACTAATGGCGGAGGTAGAATGGAAATGAAAAATCAACTGACAGTGTACACTAAGAACGATTGCATGTACTGCGATATGATGAAGTCTAAGCTTGATATCTGGGGTTACAAATATAACGTAGTTAACATCCAAGAAGATGCTGCAGCAAAAGCATACATTCTATCAAAGGGTCATAAGGTTGTGCCACAATTGTACTATGGTAACAACCACGTCAATCCAAATATTAATACAGAGGAATATACGCAAAGCATTCTTGAGCAATATATCGGACACTTGGATGACGTGAAATGAAAGTAGGATTTACCTGTAGCACTTTTGATCTGTTGCATGCTGGGCATGTTATGATGCTGCGTGAGGCAAAAACTGTTTGTGATTATTTGATTGTAGGATTGCAAACCGATCCTACAATTGATCGTAATGAAAAGAACAAACCTGTTCAAACTTTGTTAGAAAGATACATTCAGTTGAATGCGATTGAATATGTAGATGAAATTGTTCCATATCAAACTGAACAAGACTTGGAAGATATTCTGAATATGTTTCCCC